TTTTTGAATATCATATCGATTGTTTAACAAAGAAATTTCTGTGTAAGTACGGTCTAGTTCAAAACCAAAAAGAGACAAAAATTTGTATAGATCATTATTGTCATAATTACCAGAAGCGTCGTATACATTAGTAATTTTATGAATATCTGGGAGGCCGCTATAAAGTTTGTTTGTATAACCAAAGTCTTTTGTTGAAACTCCAGTTGCGTCCCCTACTCTAACCCATGTGTATGTGACAATTTCAAGTACAAAAAGGGAGTAGTAGTAATAAGCTCCTTTTACTAAATCTAGATCATCAAGATACGTGGTTGGATCTGTTTCAATAAACGCTGAAACAAGTTCGTCTCCATCCCAAGGGTTTACAGGAAAGCCATAAGAGTTTCTAACTAATTTAATTTTTGACCATGTTCCGGCAGGGCTATCCCAATTTAAACGGATTTTTCCATATCCATATGAGAAAGCACTAAAGTTACCAGCAACGTATTGTGAAGCGTTGTCTGGACCGTAGTAAGCTAAATTATAATAGTTAATTCCATAGCGTGACATTAGATAGTTATGCCTCCGCTAAGTGTGAGAGTCCAAGTATCTTTTTCAGGGATCTCGTTTAAGTCGCAAATAATATCTGTTATTTTTAAGACAGTAACAGCCCCACCCACAACAGCTGTAGCTGTAATTGTTGTACCAATAGCAACGTAGGTAAAAGTAGTTGTTGAAGGGACTTCTTTAACAACAAAAATACCATTAAAATCATTGTCAATTCCAGTTACTTTAATAGTGTCACCTTGTTTGATTCCATGATCAGTGGTAGTTCTAAGTGTAGCCACCCCACTAGTAAGTGTTTTTAAATCAACAACTTTTGTAATGTTTTCGTCAGTTCTAACAAATTTTTCAAGCTCTACAAAAGCAACACCTTCAATTGAGTTAATTGTTGATGTAATATCATTAATTGATATTCTGTCATTAAAAACAACATTATCAATATCAAATAAGGTATCAAGAGCTGCTGTGACGTCCGCTTGAATTTTACTCTGCTTATATTGAGGCAGACATGTAATTGAAGCATCAATAAGTACATCTACGTAGCTTGCTGGTTGAAAAGTAACAGAAGTGTTAGCTGGAATTTTATCTATTAAAAAAGTGTTAAGAGTTGTCTTTAAAGAATTAAACGTTCCAGAAGGCGTTACTCCGTTCCCAGTTACACCTTTATCTCCAAATGGAACTATATACACAGTTACACTTGTGTATACATCAGCCACCGCTACAGCTTTAGCAGCTCCACCTTTAACAGAAAGAGCCGCATAGTCTGCGGTTGCAACAGCTCTGTCCAATGAACGTAAACTTAAAGGGGCGTTTACTCTAATAGCGTCTGTTGATTCACGATCTGCCCCTCCAATAGCTGCGCCAGAATCTTCAGCATCAATATACTGGTTTTTTACAGTTAAACCAGATGTTCCATTTGTAATAATATAAGAAATAGTATTTGCACCCACGTTTCCGGAGGTACCACCACCGGTACGATACGTAGCTGTAATTTGAGAATTAACAGGTGGAATACGTCCACTAATATTGTCACCAAATAAAATGTACGTAGTATTTTCTGCGTTTGTGTAGGTTGTAAATACAGGATCAGAATTATTGTAATCAATTAGATAAGGCACATATTGGTATGTAGAGCTTCCTACAACAATTGTGATGCTTTTATCAATAACTGGGCCGTCGGCAAGCTCAAATATTTGATTAGCTTCGCCTGTTGATGTTCCAATAACTTCATTAGGAACGGTTACGCCTTGAGTAGCTCTTACAGTAATAGTTCCACCAGAACCTTTTGCAGGAACAATAACTTGGGCATCAGTTTCAAAGATAATTTGAGGACTGCTACTGCTGACTACGTTTGAGGTAGCAACTTGAGTAAGTTTAGGAACCGTAATTGGGTTTGTAGTAGAGTTTTGAAAAGTTAAAGTAACTTTTGAGGCCGTGTTGTCTGTAGCTTGGTATCCAAGAAGTCGAGCTAGTTGAAGCACATTGTCACGTTGGCTAGCGGTAGTAATAAAACCTTCGTTAGCTGCACGATCTATGTAATAGTGAATGTTATCTCCCATAAAAGCAAACGCTTCAAGCAAGGTAATGCCAAAGTCTGCCGGGTCGCGGTTAGTCCATTCGGGTGCAAAATATTGAATAAGGTCAATTAAGTCCTCACGGATAGAGGCGTAATCCCTAGAGGTGTAGTCAATCTGCGGGATGTAGTTATCTGCCATCTTGAGGCCTTTCTATGACTAGTTCTCCAGTACGGCTGAAGACCGCTGTTTTTATCTTTAAACTTTGTTCGTTTTCGGCCCTATTGTATCGGTAAGTGATTTCAATAACTACGTATCCATCAATAGGGTCGACGCTTGCTTTGACTTTTGTCAGGATAAGCGGGGATAAAAAGCTTGTAAATGCTCCACTTACGGCCTGCTCAATCAAAACAATAGAGTCGTTAATATTCTCAAATATTGTGCTTCCTACAGCTGTGCCGTAGGTTGGTCGCATAATACGCTCGCCAAGTCGGGTCATAACCACCATTACTACCCGATCTTGCCAAATCTTTTTTTCATCTCTTGAATAACCTACCGAACCAAAATTATCAAATGAAAACGGTAGAGATATGGCTTTAGATGACATTTAGAGTAACCCCCATCCAGACTGGAAAATTAGGGTCACCGGCAATGTACATGACCCAAACTTTTTGACCTAAAACAGGGACTAGCCTATGAGGCGTATGTTCCGCTGTAGTATTTGTTTCCTGTTCATCATTCCAACGTTGCTCAGTATTAGCCGCAGTTTTATGTGCGTGGGTTAAGGTCCCACTATTACCTGTGTGAGACAAAGTTGCTGTGACCGTGTGCGTGTGGCTTGGTGTGCCATCTGTGCTTGTAGTTGTTGAAAGACTATGGTTTACCAATAACGCAGCTACTTGAGCAGCTGTGTGAGCCACATGGTCTGGGTGATTACTGTTAGAGGTTATGGGTAAGCATGGTTGAGCCCAATTAGTTTCTGCCGACCCAGTTACTTGAGGAACAATAAGTTTTATTCTTGAAAGGTTGTCAGGGTCAAGTACGTCAGTTACTATTCCCTCATAAAGCCCATAAAAACGCTCAATGTAATCCATTATTTATACTTCTTTGCTAATCGGGCCACAATAGCGGCTGGTTTTTTTGGCTCAATAATTACAGTACTCAATGATTTAGTCCCACTTTTCCATGTAGCTGGGGCGTTACTTTTATTATTGTAACTAGGCTTTGCCCTGTTTTCAATTGTCCCAAAACTACCTTTGTTTGATCCGTTTACGGTTTTAAAAGGCTTGTTAATAACGGTTTTTGGTGTACGTTTAGTCTGTTTTACGCCAGGAATAATTGTTCTTTTTGGTGTTTCAGTTGGCTTAGTAACAATTTTGTTGTCAGGACCACGTGTTGCGCCACCAAAAGAATCTGTTCCAACTTCAAGCACAGTTGTATAACGATGACGGTTTAGCTCTTCTTCAACAAGCATATGGTGTGCAGATAAAATGGTCCAATAACCTGAAAACTCTCCAACACCCGACAAGTAGACAGGCATTCCAGGACGCAAACTAGATTGACCAAGAACTTCTGCAAAAGCTCTGTAAGGGAAAGCATTTCTACTTTCAGCAGCTTCTGCTTCGTATTTTGCTGTTTCTGGATCTTGAACAACAGTTCCTACATCAAAACGATCAAAAAACTCTGCTTGATATTTACTTTTTGTTGTTTTATTACGTTTTTGTTGTGTATATGCCATTAATCCTGGAACAGAGGCTAATTTATCTATTCCCGAGACAGATACTGCTGCTTTCATTGCATCCTCATAGGGTATTGATTCACCAATTTCAGGATTAAAAGAATACAAAGTAGATCCTCGAGGGTCACTTGAAGTTCGCATTGTAAAACTTAAAGCCTCTTCTTTGTACTTTGTAAAGTCTTCAAGCATAGGTTGAAAATACAACTCTGTGTTTTCTGCACGAAGTGTGTACCCGCACTGTTTTGCTAATCTGGACATAAAAGACCAATCACTGTCCCCAGCTTGAATAATTTGAGGGTAGACGCGAGGGTGCGGGGTGGCATAACAAACAAAACCATGATTTTTAGCAATTTGCTGCACTACTTGATCAGCCGTAATATTTGTATACACTTTTTGAGCTGGTTTTTTAAAAGGAAAAGAAGCACCAATAGCGACTACTTCTGTAAAATTAGTTCCCGGTGTTCTGTTTGGGACAATATGGTGAATGTAGCCGTAAATCTGTCGTACATCAGTTGCTCCAAATAATGAGATTTGAATAGCAGTTCCAGGGGTTATGGCATCGTACTGCGTATCCCAATCTTTAAACACAATAGTTATAACCTCATGGGCATAACGCTCTTGTACCATATCTAAAGAATAAACAATTCTAGGCCCGTTTGGGACTTCTGGAAAACTAACTAAAACCGAATTAAACATTTGGTATCCTTAGAATGGTTCCAGGAACAATGTTATTAAAATCAACAATTTCAGGGTTGTATTCAGCAATATACCACCAAGCTTCTGGCCGTTTGTAATACTTAAAAGCAATTTGGTCTAACCGTTCACCTTGAATGTATTCATGCTCGTAGTAGTTAGTAAGCCCTAAAGAAGAGAAGTTGTACATAACGTATGGTCTGTCTGGTTCATCTAATTTAGGAGAAAAAAAGTCAATTAGTGAGTAATAATAACGAGAGCCTTTATAGATTGACATTATGCACCGCCCCCAATTCCACTTCCAGCAAAACATTCTACTGTAAAGCTTACAGTTGTACGAAGAGGTATCATTTCTTCAGTAAATGATGAGTGTGACATGCTAATACTTGTAATCCAACCTACGTAAGATAATGAGGTTGTGCGATCCGGTCCAAGCGTTACGCCCATTAAAGTTGGCTGTAAATATCCAAGGTTAGCCGTCTTTTTTCCAAGCAAAGATGCCCACTCACCATCTCCAAGACCTGATCCATTAATGCCTTTAAACAAATACTCAAGGTCTGCCATTGTTCCATACTTTAAAAGAGCATCCATTTTTTCTTCAAAAGTTGTTTTTGTATTGGTTGTTGGATAATAAGAATTTTTATAATATTCTTCAAGAACTTTTAACTCTGACAATGCACCAGTTTTTTGTAACCCACGGGCGCAAGCAAAGTCATTTGTGCGGTCTAGCATTACGTTAAAACTAACAGATTCTTGTCCTGGAAAGACACCGGATACAACACGTAGCTTATCAGCAGAGGATGGTGTTACGTCCATATTTCTATTTACAGTGCTTGTAACTTCAGCGGGGTTCCACATAAATTGAAAACCGTACTTGTAGCTAGGAGTTAAAACTTTAGAGTTATTAGTGTCAGCTTTTCCAGCTTTTTCAACAGCATTAGATCCTTTTGCATCTTTTCCAAATTCTTGGTTGTATTTTGTAACTTCTTCCGGAGAATCCCAACTCCAAACGCGCCCGCGACGAAGGCCATGAAAAGATTCTGGTGTTTTACGGTATTGACCGCCCAAGAAGCCCGCTCCCTCAAGTTGGATTGGTCGTAGGGGAAGACTCCAAGAATGAGGTGGCAAATTCCATTGATAATCAGTTGGATCGTTAGTTCCAGTATCTTCAGGTTTTGGGATATTAGTAGTCGGTTCTTTTTCATCAGAACGGGCTGCATTAACTAGGTCTGCATCGACTGCTGCTTTGTCTGCCGCCTCTTTGGCTTTGTATTTTTGAAGAGTGGCGTTTGTTGACTTGTTTACTGCTGTTAATTTTGCTAAACGAGCTTTTTCGGCAGCTAACTGTGCTTTAAGTTTTTTATTTTGAGCAGCAGCTTTTGCAGCAGCATCTTGGGCTGCTTTAGTTGTCGCACTTGTTGACGACACAGCTTGACAAAAAGGACTTAAAGTATATTTAGATGTTGCCATTATTTTTTAGCCACCTTTGAGTCTTTAGCATATTGATCCATAACTTTTTTAAGTTCTGCTGCCAACACTTTTTCATTAACTTTTGCTCCACCTGGGACGTTAATGTTAATTGTAAACATTGAAGCCGCTGAAGACGCAGCTTTAGCAGCTCCACCGTACCCTTCAGTGCCCATTAAAGAAGTAAGGAATGAGGCAGCAGTTGCCATACCAGCTGGTGTATTAAGGTTTTTTATAGCTTTTTGGAATTCACCAGACTTCATTGAATTTGTTAAAACTTGATTATAATCAATTGTTCCGTCAGACATTGTAGGTGTTGAGTTAGTTCCAGATCCACCAAGGTATGAGGCACTAGGATCATTAACTTTACCGCTGCGCCAAGCTGAGTTATTAATAGACCCTAAAATCTCTTCAAGAGACTTCCCATCACGCATTGCTTGAATAATTGCAGTATAACCACGTTCCCCAGCCTTACGACCAGTCAATGTAATTGCTGTAGCTTCAAGACCTTGTTCCCAGTCGGTATAGTGACGGACACCGGCTGCACGACCCGGTCCAGACGCCATGAGAGTTGATCCTGGAAGATTAAGTGTTGTATTAAGCGGATTATACCCGGCTGTGTTTTTCCAGTGACCGCCCTCAGATGCCATCCATTTTTGCATTGCTTCAATGTTTGTTGCGCTGCTTGGAACACCAAGTTTTGCTAATAATTTATTAGCAAATGCCGTGTCGTTTGGGATGTAGGCTTCTGTTCCCTTTTCTCCAACAACATAAGACTTATCATGGTGAACAGTTCCACCCGCGTGACGGAATCCGCCAAAATTTTTAAGTTTGTCATTTGGAATAATTATCCCATTTTGTTCTGGAGTAAATATTTCTGGCCCTTTTTCACCAACAAGGTATGGCTGATCCCCTTTTACGGGACCACCAGCAGCTTTACCTAAACCAAGGAAACCAAGAAGAAGTTTAGCAATATCGCCATTTGCTCCGTTGCCGCCGCCAAGAAGTGTTTCAAGGAAAGCTTTACCTTTAGTTGCCTCTCCAAGTAAACCTGTTCCAGCATCAATTTTATTAAATATTTCGCCAAACAAATTAAGCACTTCAAAAGCGCCACGAGCACCGGCAGATCCTCGAGAGGATACTTGACCAAGTTGTACGGCTCCAGTAGCTGTCTGGTTGCTTCTTGAAAGAACAGAGGCAGTTGTGCCGCCAGCGTCCATTACGCCAGCTTTAGTAATTGCGGCTCCACCAGTACGTGCTTTGTAAATAAGACCATTAGCAACCATTTGACGCAAGATTGGATCATTACCAAAATATTGGTTAAGCATAGAGTCCATGGAGTT